TAGATCTGCGTGGTCGCCGTGCTGGTATGCGAGAGCAGCGCTCGAGCGTGCTCGTCACTGTCCGCGTCGCTGCCAACCTTCGCTCGCATGTCGTGCTCGGTGAAGCGATCGGTCACCTTGCCCTCGGCGTAGGCGCGCTGGCGGAAGCGCTGCCACATCGACTTCCACCCGTGCGCTTTGCCGGTGGCCTCGTCGATGTAGCCCTCGCCGCGGCGATTGCAAAAGAGAAACGGTGACAGGGCAGGGCGCACCGCCTTGCAGCGCTCGACCGCCTCGCGCAGCTCTGGCGTCCACTCGTACAGCGTCGACTTGCCGCTGGACTCCTCCGTTTTGTGCCGGGTGATCAGGATGCCTTCGGGCTTCATGTTGGCGGACGTCAGGCGCAGCAGATCACCTTGCGCCATGCCGGTCAGGTTCTTCAGATTCAGGTACGCCTGGATCATCAGCACGCTGCCCTTCTTGCGCTTGGACTCGATCGCCTGCATGCCCTCGTACTCGCTGTCGTTGACGTAGCGCTTGCGCGGCTTGGTGCCCTCGAGGCGGATCTCCCAGGCAAACGGGTGCGCGTCGATGTAGCCCCACTCCACCGCCTTGGTGAAGGCGTGCGAGAGAACCTCGACCTCGCGGTGCGCCACCGTCAGACCACCGCGCATGCGGCCCTGCTCGTCGCGCGTCTTCTTGCGCCGGGTGTCGACGTACTTGTAAACGTGCTTCGGTTTCAGTGATGCCAGCGGCATGCGTCCGAACACGGGCTTCAACCTGGCGATCGCCAGCACGTTGCCCTCGCGTGTGGCCACCGCCTTGGTGGGCACGACCTCGCGGGCGTAGCGATCGAGCAGCTCGCCGATCGTGTTGGCCACATCCATGGTCGGCATGCGCTCGGCCCAGGTCGCATACGCTTCGGTCAGCGTCTTGCCCAGGCGAAACCAGCGCTTGCCGTTCCAGTGCTCTTCTAAGCCGGCGGGCACCTGGTAGTAGTAGGCGCCGTGCCGGTGATTCCACCGCGCCGGCAGGCCGGCGTTCTCGGGGTTCTTCTTGCGTGGCATCAGAGCTTGTCCCAGTCGGGTTCGATGTCCTTGGTTTTCTCAGTGTAGTCCTTGCCACCGAGCTGAGCCTCGACGTGGGAGCGCAGCACGGCAGGCGTGCCGTCGGGGCGGATCTTGTGCTCGATGCGCATCTGCCGCAGCGCTGTCACCTGCGCGTCACGGCGTGTTCTCCCTGTCAGTGCGATCAACTCCTCGCGGGTGAGGAACATCAGGCGATTGCCTCGTCGAAGGTGTGCCCCTTGATCTCGGGGTACTTGGTGGCGAAGTTGACCCGGATGGACTTGGGTTCATCAAGCTCCTTGGTCATGGTCAAGGCTTGATCGACTGTTCTTGGAGCGTGCCACATGGTGCGCTCCACCCACCACTTTTCTGCCTTGCTGCGGGCAAACCCATCGTGCTCAAGGCAGACGTACTCGGACACCCGGCGCAGCCCGCAGTAGTAGTCCACGCGCAGCGTAGGCACCCCGCTTTTGCCAATGTGCTTGGCGTACATAATCCGGTCCACGCGCAGCTCCACCGGCGGCACCTCGGTCGAGAGGATGGCCCCGACGTGGTGTAGCTTTTCCGCCTCACGTTCGACGACCGGGAACTTGAAGCCGCAGTCGGGACATGTCTGTTGCATAATGGGGACCAGCGACCCACACGTCGGGCACTGCTTCACTGGCGCCTCGCCGGGTGGGCCTTTTTTACCCTTTCGCGGGGCGCTCACCTGGTCGATGAACCCGTGCCGGCGCACGTTGCCCCCAAAATCCAGGACCAGGCAGTCCTGCTTGGCCTCGTGCAGCCGCAGCCCCCGGCCCACCATCTGGACGTACAGCCCCGGCGAGAGCGTGGGTCGCAGCATCACCACAGCGTCGGTGGCCGGGTGATCAAAGCCGGTGGTCAGGATCGCGCAGTTGACCAGCGCTCGCAGCTCACCGGACTTGAACGCGGCGATCTTCGCATCGCGCTCACCGTTGGGCATCTCGCCGCTCACATAGCTCGTGGGGATGCCGCGGCGCGTGAGCGCAGCTGACATCTGGCTGGCGTGCTCCACCGTCACCGAGAAGATCAGCCAGGACTGGCGCTGCGCACAGCGCTCGACGATCAGGTCCGCGTGGTGCTCGATCAACTTCATGGCCGACATGCGCTCGCCCAGCTGGCCCAGGTTGTACTCGCCACCGACCGTGCGCACGCCGGAGAGATCGACGTCGGCGCCGTGCTTGGAGGTCAGCCGGCAAAGGAACCCCTGCTCGATGAGGTCGGCCACGTTGGCCTCGTAGGAGATCCCGTCGAACAGCGCGCCATCACCCTCGTGCAACACCCCGCTGTCAAGCCTGTATGGGGTCGCCGTGAGGCCGATGAGCTTGGTGTAGGGGTTGGCCTTGAGCGAGGCGTCCAGGAGCTTCCTGTACATGCCATCGCTCTTGTGCGGGATGAGGTGCGCCTCGTCGACGATGATCAGATCGAAGCGGCCGTGGAACTGCGGCTTGTTGTAGATCGACTGCACGCTGGCCACGGTCACTTGCTTGAGCTGGCGCTTTCCCAGGCCGGCCGAGTACACGCCAACGGGGGCGTGCGGCCACACCCGCTTGATCGCCTTGGCGTCCTGGTCCACCAGCTCCTTGACGTGCGTGACCACCAGGATGTTGGTGTCGTGGTACTCGGTGCACGCACGGCGGATGAACTCGGCCAGGATCACCGACTTGCCAGAGCCGGTGGGGGTGACGATCAGCGGGGCATTCTTGCCGGCCTCGAACCAGTCGTAGATCGACTGGATTGCCTCGGCCTGGTACTCGCGTAGTTTCATTTGTCGTTCAGTAGTTCGTCGCTGCCATGCTGCACGCGATCGATGATCTCGCCGGCGATGGCCAGGTATCCGATGCCGTCGACGATGTTGTCCTGGTGCGCAGGGTTAACCTGCATGCGTGCGATCTTGAACAGCGTCATCATCACCGCGACGTCCGCTGCGTCGATCATCACGGGCTTATCAGCGTCACCAGATAAATACACCGACCAGTAATCTGCGATCAGCGCATGCGTGTCCTCCGGTGCGCCGTGCACGTCCTGGCGATCGTGGCAGATCGTCTGCTCTGCCAGTTTCAGGTATTGACCTCGGTTCATGGTTCTCCTCCTCAGAACGGGATGTCGTCGTTTTCTTCGATGTTGTTGCTGCTCACGACCCGAGAGTCGGGGAACTGCTTCTTGATGTCAGCGGTGAGCTGGTCGTTCACGATCTTGCGCACCGTCACCACCCACTCGCTCGAGGTCAGGCACATGACGATGTCGTTGGTCATGTTGGTCTCGTCGCGGCTGGCGTCCTCGGTGACGTTGGCGAAGATCACGCCGCTGTCGCGGTCGCGGTACTTGATCCAGTCCTGGCCAGCATCGAGCGGCTCGGCCCAGCTGATCAGCGGCGGGATGAACAGGTGCGAGCGGCAACCCATGCGCTGCTCGCTCACCGAGAGCTCGCGCTCCTGGGCGTTGCAGCCCCACACGCCGAGCTCGGCCGGTGTCGCATGCACGCAGGTGCGGCAGTTTTTCACCGGCACCTGCTCGCCGTGGCAGATGGCGTAGTGGTCGCAGAACTTGCACTGGTACCAGGCTGGGTCGGTGGAGAGCTTCTCGGGCGGCTCCTCTGCATCGATGACCTGCGCGGCCTTCTGGCAGTACTTGTCGAACTCTTCCTGGCTGAAGTGCAGCCACTCGCTGTGCAGCTCGTCGGTGTTCTTGTTCACCGCCAGGTAGAGCGCACGCTCGAGCTCGGCCCAGCCCATGTACACCTGCATCTGGGCGTAGTGCTCGGGCTTGGCCTCCTTCACGCCCTTGGCCTGGAGATCCTTGAAGGACTTCTCGCCGTGGGTCTTGAACTCGATCACAGCCCAGCTCTTGGGTGCCTCGGGCAGGCCGCGGCCGATCGCATCACACGAGCCAGCGAAGTGGCCCTTGTACCCGGCGAAGCGGTGCTGCTGCTTGGTGTCGGGGTCGCGTTCGTACACCTCGGCACCGATAGCGCGCAGCTCCTCTAGGAACTGGGGCTCCTCGCGGTGGCCGCGGTTAAACAGGCGCTTCATGCGGCCCTCGAACTTCTTGGCCGTAGCCCAGCGGAACGAGTACCACAGTGCGCGCTTGCATGGCCGTCCGATCTCGCTTGCACCCAGGTGGGGGCGGGGCTCGTCGGACTGCTTGTCCCACCAGCGGACGATCGCCTCGCTGGTGGTGTTCATGGGCTTGGGTATAGCGGCCATGCTCAGTTGGGCACGAAGATCTTGGAGTTGCCGCCGGCCATGACGATCGGGGACTCGTCCTCGAGCGCGCCGGTGATGGCGTTGAGCGCGACCGCGCCCATGCGCTGGGCCGTGGAGAACTCGGTCTGTCCCGGGTGAACAATCGGGTCGGTGATCATGCGGACGTCGACCGATCCTTCGGCGGTGTCCTGCACGGTGATGATGATGATGGCCATGGTTGTCTTTCAAAGGCGGGGGCCGAAGCCCCCTGGTTGATCATTAGGCCGAGGCCCGCTTCTTCCACACGGGAGCACCACCACCACCAGCGGCAGGGGCGGCGGTACGCTGCGCAGGGGCGGGCGCAGCAGCTCCGGTAGCGACGTAGCCCTTGACCCGGTTCTTGTCGTCGTAGCCGTCCTTGCCCTCCTCGATGTCCACCTTGAGGATCACCGGGAGGTTGTGCAGCTGGTCGCTGTCCTGGAGGTGCATCACGCCGGTGGCCATGCACAGCGCGTTGAGCTGCTCCATGGCGATCTTTTCGGCGGTCTTGCTGGCGTTGCGGATGTTCATCCGGTCCCAGATCTTGCGGCCCTTGTACGGCCCCTCGAGCACCTCGAAGGTGATCTGAAGGTATTCGCCCGTGCGCTTGCTGTTGGGCTTCATCTCGCTGGCGATCGCGATGCAGAAATAGTCGCCCTCCGGCAGCAGCTCGTAGCTGTTGGTGGGCATGTTGGGGTCAGCCTGAAAGTTGATGAGTGCCATGATTCGTCCTTTCTTAGGTGGTTTGAATGGCGGTTGCGAAGGAATCCCAAGACAGCGACATGCTGTCCGGGAGGGAGTAACGGTTCTTGGCCAGGTAGGCCGGCTTCTCGTTGCAGTACATGAGGCGCTCGCCGGTGGTGACACCGCGGCGCACCTCCTTGTTGAAGCCGACCTCGGTCTCTTTGGTGACCACGCGGTAGTTGCAGAAGAACACCGCGTCGCACCACTCCTGGACCAGCGCAGAGCTGCGGGCCTGGAGCTTGGGCTGGTAGCGCTCGTAGGGTTCGACCTCGGGAGAGTCGAATCGCTTGATCTCGCAGTGAGCGATGAGCACGATGGCCATGCCCTTCTCGTCGCGCAGTGCGGTCAGACCGTCGAGGATGTTGCGCCAGTAGTCCGCGGCGATCACCGCGCCCTTGCCGTAGGCGAGCTCCTTGGCGTCGTGCTTGGCGTTGATGTCCTGCCAGATCAGGTTGTCGAGCCAGTCCAGGCTGTCGATCACCACGCTGCCGAAGTTGTGATCCTCGCTATACAGTGAGCTGATCGCATCAAGGATGTCCTGGTAAGACGTGGCCAGGGGGAAGTGGTCGATCTCCAGCCGGCCCAGGCCGTCCTCGGTGAGGATGAAAATCGGGTTGGGTGCGCCGGCACCGAAGGTGGTCTTGCCCAGGCCGTGCGGCCCGTAGATCATCACGCGCGGGGCTTTGACGCCCTCGCTGCGCTTGATCGATTTAAGGTTGAATGCCATCGTCGTTTCCTTTCGTTGGTGGCTGGGGTTGGTTGGTGGTTGCTCTCTGCTTTTCATCGACGCATGACTTGCATATAAACCTGCGCAAGCCACCGCCAAAGAACTTCATCTTCCCGCCCTTGAGCGGTTTGTCTTGCTGGCACTTCCAGCACATCTGCGGCCTCCTGGACTTGTATTCATTGTCAGCCAGCATGGGGGCCAGGGCGGTCATGTTCTGATGCATGACGTTGAACTTGGACAGCTTGCTCACAGCGGCGCCTCCTCTGCGTCAGATGGGTAGCGCGGCCCCCGCGGTTCGCGGTACGGGGGCAGCGGGAACTGGGGGAAGGGCCACGTCTTCACAGCCACCCCGAGATGGCCATGGCCAGGATGAGGACGGCGGTCACTGAGCACGCCCACATCACGATGCGGTCCTCGCCCTGGAACACGGGCTCGCGCTTGAACGGACCGAACATGGCCGGGGCGACCCAGGTGCCGGTGCGGGGGTGGAGTTGATATTGGCGGTTGATCAACATGGTGCACCTCATGCCTTGATGGTGACGCCGGTCTTGGCGGGGGCGACCTCGATGGCCGGGGCGAGCATCTTCCAGATCTCGGGCTCGTTGGCGCGCAGGTACTTGGCACCGGTCTCATCGAGCTTGGGCTCCATCTTGATGGGGCGCATGTTCTCGGGCAGCGCGCCGGCGAGCTGGAGCAGCATGGGCATGTCGGCCTTGTAGGTCTGTTTGCCGGTGATGGTGACCTTCAGGCCGTTGGCCAGCTCGTGGGTCTGCGAGCCCTCGGGCTTGGCACCGAGCAGCGC